AACAAGCTTTTCTGGTCAGGAGCAAGGATTTTCTGATCAAGAACTATATGACATTATGAAACAGGCGATTACCCTTGATCAAACCATTATTTAAATGGGCTGGTGGCAAGAGCAAAATGCTCAAATACTATCAGCCCTACATGCCGCAAACTCCTGTGAACACCTACAGTGAACCTTTCTTTGGTGGAGGGGCTATGTTCGCACATGTAATAGAGCGATATAATCCTCAAGAAGTTTGGATAAACGACATCAACAGCGATATCATCAACGTATATCGCAGCATTGCCAATGACTTTGCAGTTTTTTGTCAATGTTTACAACAACATAGTCAACAATATCTACAAGGCAACTACGACCAGCGTCGTGCATACTACTATAAGATACGCGAGGAACATGCTTGGGATTGGCAAAAATGGAGCCAAACTGAGCAAGCAGCCGTGTTGTATTTTCTCATGCGCACAGGCTTTAATGGTATTTGGCAAATCAACAAAAACACCAACAACCGTTATGGAACTCCTTGCGGCCTCTTGACAGAAACTCAAGTATATGATGCCGACAACTTGCAAGCATGGCATGACGTTTTTCAACAGCGCCAAGTGCATATCTCGACTGGCGATTGGAGTCAAGTGCCAATTTGTGACTTTGTGTTCTGTGATCCACCCTACCGTGATAGCTTTGCTGATTACAATCAGCCTTTTAGTGACGAGCAACTACTCAAGCTTATTAAAGTTGTGGAAACTCACGACAATGTATGGCTGTGCAATCGCGATAGCGGTGATGGCTTCTTTGACAATGTGCAAGCAAACGTGGTAAAAATACCTGTGACATACACAGCAGGACGTCGCAAAAAAACACAAGATGGATTTCAAGCTAAAAAAGCAACTGAAGTGTTGATTTTCCGCAATCAACCACCTGCAACCCCCAATGTGAACTTGTTTTATCAGGAACCCACACATGGCTAAAGAATATGCACTGGATATCAAACAAGTATTGAGTGCTATTGACACTCAAAAACTTGAATATTACGGTCAACTTACCGAACAAGAGCGCAAAGCTTATAGTCCGTTTGTAATCATGCGGTATCTCAGCAGTTTGCCAAATAACAGTGCTTTACAAGCCTACGCAATCTTGGCTGTAAATGATCTTGTCAACATTGGATTCAGTGAGCTGCGAGATCATGCAGAACTACAGCACAAGTTGCTGTGTTGTGCTGGCGCAGGCAATAAACAGTTTCATCCTTGGATTCCTGTGGCACGCGGCAAAAAGCGCCGGGACAATCCCATTGCAGAACTCATACAAAACTTTTATCCGCAACTAAACAGTCAAGAACTGACTATTATGTTGGATACTATCACGCAACAGCAGGTGATTGATCTAGCAGTTGCCAGCGGCTTAACTGAGGCTAAAATCCAAGAGCTAGTTAAACTACACAACGCAAAATGACATTTGTATGCGAGTTTTGTAAACGATTTTTTGCCCGTGAAAAAACTTGGTATAACCACAGTTGTGAAAAAAAACGACGTTGGTTTAATCGAGACACAGCTCAAGGTCGCTTGGCATTTTACAGTTGGCAGAGATTCCATGAGTTAAGTGGCATGCGTAATATGAAAAAAGTCACACAAGAAGATTTCATCTCCAGTTCATTCTACGGCGCTTTCAACAAGTTCAGTGCATATGTAATTGAAAACAACGTAGTTGCACCGCGTGCTTTTATTGATTTTGTCATTCGCAGCAATGTGCCAGTGGACAAATGGTGTCAAGAAAGCCTGTTAGTAGTGTATGTGCGTGATTTAATTGCAACAGAAAGTTGTGACCAAGCTCTTGCTCGCAGTGTGGAGTATCTTGCACATTGGGCCCAGGAAAATCAAGCAGCTTGGTCAGATTTTTTTCGTGTAGTAAATACCAATGTGGGCACGCAAATAATTTGTCACGGCAGAATAAGTCCTTGGTTGGTTTACAATGCCGACAGCAGCGCAGACTTTCTACAACGTTGTTCAAGCGAGCAAGTATCCATGATACAAAACTGGGCACCTGCGCATGTGTGGAAGCTCAAGTTCAAAAGTCACCAGCAAGATGCTGATTTTGCTCGTGCCATGTTAACACAAGCAGGTATGTAATGAAAAAGTTTTTAGTTGAGCCTCAAGAACCTTGGTTTAAACCACAGCCAGTTGCTCGTCATGTAGTTGAGCAAATACAATTTGGCAACCAATATAGCCAAGTGGATCAGGACTATCAAAGTTCTGTGAAAAAGACTCCTGAATGGCAGATATCAGGCGCTTGGGTGGTAGTAAGTGATCAACAAGGCAACCAACAACGGGTTCCCGGTGAGCAAGTTATTCAAGAGTTGCTGAGACAAAATCAAGCTTTGCAAGCACAAGTTACTCGCATGCAGCAAGAACATCGAGAAATGCAAGGCAAACTCAGCCAGTTAACAACTGCTATACGTAATCGCACATGATTGATTTTGATATTGATATTGATACGGCATCAAGGGATCAGGCGTTAGCAAATCTTAAACATATTCCTGCCAGTCTTATGAGGAATGATCGTTTGGAAAAACACAACACTGGAGTTTATTTCCATAACGTGCCTCAAGATCCTGTAACTGGTTATTGTAGTTTACCTTACAAGCAAGCTCAGGAACAGGGTTGGTTCAAAATTGACATACTCAACGTAAATGTTTACGAAAAAGTCAAAAGTCCCTCGCATTTGCAAGAACTATGTGATAGAGAGTTCAACTGGCAGTTGATGTCTTATCCTGAGTTTGTTGCACAACTGATACATTTGCATAATCATGCAGATTTAACAGCACGTCTAGCACCCAAGAGTATTCAAGACATTGCGATTATATTGGCATTGATTAGACCTGGCAAACAATGGTTGATCAATCGTTGTTTGGAACAAGGTGTTGCAAGTGCTGAACCTGAAATTTGGCAACGTAGCGAGCAAGGCTATCATTTTAGAAAATCTCATAGCTTTGGCTATGCCATGTTGGTGAAAGTTCATGCAGAAATAATCGTTGACGAAATCTCTCAAGCGTTATAGTATATAGTAAACAGGGGCAACAATCATGCAGCTAGAACTAACAGGTTCAATGTTTGGATGTCATGCACAAGTGGTGCATGAAGATAAAACTTGGGATTTGGGTTATATTGACGATCCCGACATTGCAGGCAAGTTACGGCAGCGTCTGCATGGAGATGTTTGGATGTGGCGTAATCCTCATTGTCAACCTCGCGAGTTGCGAGATATTCTTGTGAGCCTTGAGCATGCACCTGATCAATTCAGTGTAAAGCTGCGTGCAGTGGAAAATAGCGATGATTTTTATGCTATTGTGTCGGTTAACAATGAAGCTGCTGCTCGTGGTTTAGCTTGGAAAACCATGCAACATTGGCAAAAATGGAGCCGCCGCGAAGAAAGTCAGTATCTACGTGAACAGCGGGAAAAAAAGGCGCCGCAAGTAAGTGAGGATGGCAAAACCATGAAAGTCCAAGTTAAAGTAAGCACTTTGGGCGATTAAACTTCACGTACCAACGTGATAGTGCGTCGTTTTACTCGCTTGTTTAGCATGTCTCGTAAATTCACAATGGGACCTAAAACAACACGACTTTCCTTGCTGGCAAAAGTTTTCAAAACAGCTCTAAACTCTTGGAAATCTTTCCCCATGAACAAGTTTATGGGGATATTTCTGTTGCTTTCCCACCACCAAGTTTCTCCGCATACTAAAAATCTTTTCTTTCTAACATCAGTCCAGTTGTCGTCCCAAGTGTAAATGCTGATAAACTGCTGATCAGCTTGCTGAACTATTCCCAAATATTCCTGATTAAGGTATTCTACCACGCTAAGGAAAGGATATCTTTGTTGTAAGTCACTAAGTTCTTGCGGTGTCATGGTGATTTCCTTTCCATTACTTTAGCTAAATACTTATTAGATTGATCACTAATTTATCCATCATATGTCCACTATCACCTTATATTCTTATCAACAGCAGTTATATTGGATGTATGATGCACCTGGAACTTTCCTGCAGACATGGCCCATGATTCAATATAAACAAAAAATATACAAAGGTGTTACAAACACCTTGCAAATGCTTGTGCGCAATGTTGATCGTAGACCTGTTGACATAACAGGGTTGACTTTAACTGCACAAATGATCAACGTGGAAACACAACAAACAGTGTTGGTTAAAACAGTAACAACAACTAATGCCAGTCAAGGACAGGCTGTTGTTAACATAGAAGAAACTGACATTCAGTTTTTGCC